CACTAACATCTGTACCGCCAACAAATATAGATTGTGCTGTAGATAATCCACCTTGACTTGCTATGTTGCCTACTTTGTTCATATTACCATTGACATCGACTATGAAATTATTATTCGATATAATACCATTTGTCGAGTCAATTGTAAAATTTCCACCTAAGAAACTTGCTGTACCGGAAGCACTAATGTTTTTGGAAGCAGTAATAGATCCAGAAGAATCGACAACAAACTTAGCATTTGAAGCACTTATACTACCATTGTCGTTAATAATAAATTTCTGATTAGCAAAATTAGCAGAACCTGAGTTAGAAATACTGTAATTTTGTGTTGTAATAGCACCAGTTGAATCAATTGTAAAATTAGCATTATTAGTAGCATCCATACCAATGTTAAGTCTTGCGCCGGTTAAAGCGCCTGAACTTGTAATTGCGCCAGTTGATGAAATAGTGCCAAATGTCTTGATGACGCCACTTGAACTATCTAGAATAAATGTGCCATTGTTACCAGAAAACCCAGCATTATTGAATCTTAATAAAGGAGCCGATGCTGTACTATCAAGAGTTAAATAGCTGTTTCCACTATTAACAACCAAATTTTTACCAGATAACGTACCTTTTGTGGCAGAGATATTACCATTTGTGGTAGAGAAATTACCATAGGTAGTGGTGAAATTACCACCGGTACTGGTGAAATTACCAGAGACATTGCTGAAAGAACCATTGTCAGTGCTGAAACCACCATTACCATTTGTAGTGAATGAACCACCCTGAGAAGTAAAGGCACCACCGCCAGTTGTAATGAAACTACCATAACCTGTAGTGGTGAAATTACCTCCTGTAGTGCTGAAATTACCAGATTGAGAAACGAAATTTTTTGAAGCAGTGACAGCACCTAAACGGTCAACTGTGAAAAGACCGTTGGATGCGACAACAGCGCCACTAGCATCAACAGTGAATTTATTGTTTGAAAAACCAGCAGTACCGGTCATACGTAAATTGCCTGAAGCGTCGACATTACCTAAGCGATCGACTGTGAAAAGACCATTGGATACAGCAAGAGCACCACTAGCGTCAACAAGGAATTTATTGTTTGAAAAACCAGCAGTGCCGGTCATTTGTAAATTACCTGAAGCATTGACATTGGCGAAACGGTCAACTGTGAAAAGACCATTGGAAGCAGAAACAGCACCACTAGCATCAACTGTGAATTTATTGTTTGAAAAACTAGCAGTACCAGATGCTATAATTGAACCACTAATATCAATAGCGCCAGTTGAGAAAAAATTGCCACAGCAATCAATTGTTAAATTATCTGAAACAAAGTAATTGTTAGTAGAACCAGGCAATAGTCTTAATCCTTGAGAATAAACTTGAGATTTGGTGTAGAATGGAAGATATGTTTGAATACCACTGCTTAGATTATCGGTGAAAACAGTGTTGTCACCAATAAATGTAGATTGTCCTGTAGAAATCACAGTTTGACTATTAAGATTTGCTTTATTAGCAAGTGTGTTTGTAACCGGAACGTCGGGGGTAGGGGTCGGGCCAGGAGTTGGAGCCATTTATACTTATATAAATTAAATTAATTTTTCAAAAAAAAATAATTCATAAGAAACGAACTATTTTTTTATACTCTCAAAGAAGGATTAACGCATATTTCATTTGTCGGGAAAATATCCCCCGACATACATTGATCACTTTCATTTACATAAACGCAACTCCTAAATCCACGATCTTCTCCTATATAACAATATCCAGATTTTGAAGGACCTTTCTGAATATTGCTATTTGTATCATCAGCCTGATATTCTTTACTGCTATTTTGTGTTATCTTTGATTTATTTAACATAAGGTCTCCTGGTTGACGTTCTTGTGGAATAGCATGTTGAATTGGAGTTCCTGAATTTGCTAAACTTCCCTTAACATTATTGGAACCTCGAATAACCGCATCTGTTGTTGTATCTACTAAAGTTTTAGTACCCAATGCGGTATTGCTGACAACTTCACTACTCACCAATCCAAAATATTTCAAAAACTCTTTCAATATATTACTTGCGCCTTGTGTTCCTTTTGCTAAATATACAAATATATTAAAACCAAGTAATGCTAAAATTAAGATAATTAAGACCCATGTAAACGCTGAAATCGATTTCAAGTAATCAAAAAAATTGAACGTAGAATCGCTACTAGTTAGACCTTGTTGATTATTTAGACTGATTGTTTTCATTATTGATGCTGTTAAATCATTTGATTGATTCGTATCCATTACTAGTTATATTAAATATTATAATAAAAATAGATAATTTAATTTTATTATAATTTCGCATCAGCATTTCATTTGAATGAAAGCAAATACAGAAATTGATTTAAATCGCCTAATATTTCATCACGAATATTTAGTAAATCAGTATTTGACATTGTTTTCATGGCTTTATTATCAGTCAAATCAACTAAATAATTTTTGAAATCTTTAATTTTATTAACAAAATCGCCCATGGTATTAAAATCATACAATTGAATATTTTTCTTATCTGTAAGATCGATGCGTATACCAGTTTTCCCTAAAAGGACTTCTATAAATTTATCCATGTTCTCATTCATGTTTGAATATAAACTATCTGTTGCTTTATGAGTAGAATAACTATATGTTTTCCAATGATACAATTTAATCATTAAAATAATTTCAAAAAACTGAACGGTGATCTCTCTTTGAAAATTTCTTAGTACCATGTTGGTAGTTCCATTGGCTCTGTTTTTCATTGTTTTTGGCGATTTTGGCGATTTTGGCGATTTTGAGGTTCGCACTGTTTTCTTCATTTTTATATAAAATACACATATTATTTTTATACCCGGGGTATAAATTTCTCTCCAAATGTATCCATCAATTCCAATTGTTCAATCGTTTTTTCTAAATTCGATGCTTTAACATTGTTAAACAAATAATCTGTTCCTGGTGTTTCCTCATTCTTTTTGATCTCCTTATAAATTGAATCGATTTTTTTGACAATATTTCCTACTACTGCTTTCTGATCTTCTCTCATTATTTCTTCTTGTAAACTAATATTTTCACATAAAAGCGACACTACAAAGTACAATATATACTTTCTTCTTTTATTACATCCATTCGTGTATTTCAAAGTAAACAATGTCAAAAGGGAACGAATAATTTTTTGAATAATTACAGCCATATTTTCCGTTTTTTTCAAAAACAAATCCCATACAATCCATATCATATCTTTTTGATATTTTGCGTCAACTGGAATATTAGTCCTTCGCTCACATTTCATTTGCTCCTTTTTATTTTTACAAATTGTCTCAAATTCAAGAATCCATTCAATCCAATAACAGCTTTCAATGATATTCCGCGAATCTTCTGATATACTATACGCTAATTCATTCACCGCAACAAATAATTCTTTTGGATCCTCTTTCATAAAGACTTCGTTACCGTAATGTATCGCGGGTGCTTTAAGGCGCTCGTTCATTTGAATCATATCAAAATCCACCTTTCTAATTTTAATGTCATTGAAACTATGTTTACGTTTAGCATCACAAAGTACACACATAATTTCACAAAACAATTTCCGTACTTTCCCATTGTTTCTTAATTTCAATTCATCACTAGTATATCCATTTATGATGACTTGTTTAAAATTATTGATTCTTAATTCCAAATAAATAGCAATTTTAGGATTACCTAAATGAATATATTTACTATAAAAATGGAGTATAATGTCCCAAAGATCACTAAAATGTCCAGCGCAAATTAATTCGGCGCTCCAATAGCACGAAGGTTCTATTTTTGACTGTATTAAACTATTTAGTAATTCTTTTTTAACGTCGGATTTTTTGAATTTTGAAAAAGTGATTCCTTTGAATTCCGTGATTTGTCTAATATCATTTATTTCAGAATCTTCCAACATATAATAAAATTTGCACAAAAAAAATAACAACAATACATATAGATGAATTTTAAATCCATTACAAATTTATATAATAAATTATCCAATTTCGGAAAACTGTTGCTTTTTGTATCTCTCTTATTGATTATAGTCGTAGTTTTTAAATCAGCAAACAAAGAACTAGAACGTCGCAGCAGCAATAAGGAAGGCTTTATTCAAGAACAAGATTTTCTTTTCAAAAAGGGTCCAGATATATATGATGATTTTTATGCTTCTATTTATGATTATTTAGTATTCAATCAAGTGAAAAATGATTACGAGGTCGGCATGATATTAAATCAAAATTCGCCAAATACAAAAACAATCGTACTCGATGTTGGTTGTGGAACAGGTCATCATGTAGCAAAATTTGCCGCAAATCCGGGTGTCGAAATTTTAGGAATTGATAATTCTCCATCCATGATTAAAAAAGCAATGGAAAATTATCCGGATCTAAACTTTCAACTGACGAATGTTCTGAACCGAGACAGTTTTGGTTACAATACATTTACCCATATATTGTGCTTGTATTTTACCATTTATTATTTAGAGAACAAGCAGCAATTTTTCAATAATTGTATGGAATGGCTGAAACCAGGTGGATATTTAATTGTTCATCTTGTAGACAAATACAAATTCGATCCTATTCTCCCTCCTGGAAATCCATTATACATCGTTTCTCCTCAAAAATATGCTAAAGAACGAATTACCAAAACCAAAATCAATTTCGACCAGTTTATTTACAATTCTAATTTTAAAATAAATGAAACATCACCAGATATAGCTATATTTGATGAAAAATTCAAATTTAATGATGGTAGAGTCCGAAAACAGGAACATGTTTTGTATATGAATGATTTAGGAGACATTATCAATTTCGCACAAGACGCCGGATTCATTATTCAAGGCAAAATTGATCTCCTTAAAGTGGGTTATGAATATCAATATTTATATATTTTCATGAAACCTAATTGAACCTAATACACTCACTTGAAATAAAATGAGTTATTTATCATCATAAATAAACCATCTAATAAATATGTATGAATATATTTCATATATATTTATTATTATCGCGATTATCCTGTTTATCTGTTATTCTTATATTAAATTAAAGTATGGTTTTTGGGTTATCCAACCCGTATTTCACGTCTACGACATAGGTTATATGATGTTCCCTCCAGGAATTATTCAGCACGATTTACCCAATAAAAATAAGTATACTAATTTCAAAGACATAGTAACTCGCTACTATGAAGAGACAGAAACCCACATTTTACAACGTTTCATTCACTTTATTAATTCCAATTATCTACAAAACAAGGACAATGTTTTTATTCCGCGATTGGAAAATGTTGCGCCATATTTCAAAGGACATAATGATAAATCGTTTATATCTTTATATACTCAAACAGAACTTGTTACTGACTTAAAAAAAAGCACTAACGTAGAAGAGAAACGCATTGTTGGTGCGATTACATCTCGACCGATTCATATTTTCATCAACAATGGAGAGAAAGATGCTTATTTTGACGCATACTACGTAGATTATTTATGTATAGATAAATCTTATAGAAAACAAGGTATAGCGCCACAAATAATACAAACACATCATTATAATCAAAGACATTTGAATAAAAAAATTGTCGTGAGTTTATTCAAGAGAGAAGATGAATTGACTGGGATCGTTCCGTTGTGTGTATATTCTACTTATGGTTTTCCTATGGACAAATGGAATAAGCCACCTGAATTGTATGGCTTGTACAAGTTATTGGAAATTAACGCGCAGAATTTTCATTTTTTATACGATTTTATTCGAACTACAAGCAGAACTCATTTTAAGATCGTGATAAATAGTGAAGTCGCAAATATTATTGAGTTGATCAAAACAAAGAATATTTATTCTTATGTTTTAATGAAAGATGATGTCATTTTATGTGCTTATTTTTATAGAAAAACATGTGTGTTTTATGAGAAAAATGTCGAAATACTGTCTTGTTTTGCTTCGATCAATAATTTTGATAAAAATGACAAAGAAGGAGAACGATTATTTATTCAAGGATTTAAAATAAGTTTTTGGAAAATAGCGAGTAACAAAAGCAAAGGGGAACAGGATGGGTTTGGATTTGCTGTTATTGAGGGAATATCACACAATCATGTTATTATTAATAATTTATGTTTAAAAACAAAACCACAAGTTATTAGTCCGACTGCTTATTTTTTTTATAATTTCGCTTATCACAGTTTCGACTGTAAAAAAGTATTGATTATTAATTGATGATTGATGATTGTTTATATTCGTTCACCTTTATTTAGTCGTCGCTTTTTCGGAATAATTTATTGGTTAAAATAAGGACCTCATTTATCGCCATTATAATCTTTAGTAGGATCACAATCGATAGTAAAAACTGTTACTATTTTTTGTTTGTTAAATGTATGTTCGCCCTTAAAATGGATTGTAATTGCGTCAATGACTGACGGTGAAGGAAAGTTAAGTATATAATAAGCATCTTGTCTTATAAGAGCCTCGTTATAAGCATTCAATGCGGGTTGTTTAAAATTATAAATATATATACCTGAAGCTACTAAGGCACTGTCCTCTAAATCCACTGTGTTTCCTTGAACGTCTTTCACAGAAAATGAAATCCCAGTAAGTGTAGGTGGGACACTAGTTGCTTGTACAGTAACTTTGAGGTTGCTCATCTGTTGTTCTGAGAGCCCGTATTTAGGCATAACAGTAACCTGCGATCCGGTTGCGGTTACAGTAGCTTTCTTACCCAATTGGTATTGTAATTGCGCAGCAACAGAGTTAGCTTCTAGTGTTGGTGCTGTTGATTTTATGTTAGTTGCTTCAGTTGGTAAAATACCTGTCATAATTATAATATAACGCAAGAAAAAAACTAGAATTCATCGTCTTTTAATTGCTCGCACATTTTACCCAATTCAATATATCGTTGTTTTTGTTCTTTACCTAAAGTTTTGCTTTTTCGGATTAATTTATTGGTTAAATTAAAATTACTAATATCATTTTTTAAATCAGGTGGTGGTGTAAATACTTGGGCACCTATTTCCATAAAGAAAATTTGATTCTTTTTATTATAAAATAATATTGGATTTCCGTCATCGTCCATTTCTATACACCCACATGTACAGTAATCAATGTGTTCAACCTCATCATTTTCTTTCTTACAACGAATATCCAAGACATCAACGTCATTCATGTATTCACTGAAAAACTCGTGCGCCTCTTCTTTATCTGTGAATAAAAATACTTTGGGTGGGTTAATTGTAATGGATGTAAGTCTAGTTTTTGAACTGTTGTCTTCGTAATATTGAAAATCATAACATCCTTCGTGTTTGTTGTGGATTACTAAATATTTTGTTGTCATTGATTAATTATTTGTTGTTATTAATTAATGACAATGGTTTAAGTTGTTTTTCTAAAAGTTATTTTCTAGTGGTTTTCCTTGATTTTCGTGATTTTCTTGATTTTCTGGATTTTCGTGATTTCCTGGATTTCTTGGATCTCATTGATTTCCTCTGAATACCACCTTTTAATTTCCAATTAGTCATATTATTATAGTCCATAGTTGACGGAGTATTTTTATAAACGGTTGACATTGAATTGTCACCTTCATTTGGTCGCGTGATATATGTTGACATTGCGTTTTTACGATATAACGGATTTGTACCTGGTGCAGGCGTGCGGATTTGTTGATCTGCTTTGAAAG